GCCCACAGTCCCGCACACCAGCGGCAAAAGCAGAAAGGAATGAGGAATGAGAATTAAAAACACATTCCATAGCGGATTCACCTAGCGCAATCCGAATGACTCGCGGAATGCGATATCCAAAGTTTTAGAGAAAGCCGAGAAAATTGGCCGGGGGGCGACCGAAGGGAGCGGTACCCTCAACAATTATCTGAGCCTAGGAACCTCCATGCCGTTGCACACGTATGGTACCTTTCTGACTGTGTCTGCCAGAGAGATTTTCATGCCAGAGGGGCAGTGTGCTAAATGCGGTGAGGCCGCTCCTACAGACGTTTTCCTGCTTTGTGAACTCGACGGAGAGGAAGACGAGCTAGCCTTCTGCAGCCCTGAGTGCAAAGAGAAGTTTGTGCAAGGAATGATTGCCCTTATGAAGGCGATCTGAATTGTTAAGAAATTGTTAAGACGATCTATTAAAGTAGATATAGGATATTTAGATGGGGACTGGAATAATCGAATGCCCGGAGCATGGAGTTATTTACACTCAGCCTAATGTCGGGGTGGGTTCTGTTATCAAGGCTGGCGAAATGATTCCCTCTGACCCCAAGTACCCAAGGCCGACAGCAGGAACAAAGATCATCTGCCCCATCTGCAGTAAGAGTATGAGTATCACCTTGAGTCATGAAGAAAGGTAGGCCCCCTAAGCGGAAGATTTGCGGCGCTTGCGGCGCGGCGATCCGGCAGAAGGATTTCCTGGCGGGGAAGATTCCGTATTCTCGGTGGACGAAGAATCATTACTGCAAAGTGGAGGATTGGCCTCAGTGTTCTGCTCGTCGGGAGAAGGCAAAGCGAACCCAATCGGGTTCTTCTTAATTTTCCTCGCTTTCTCGTAAATTAATTGGTATCCCCATTGGCCCATGTGGCCTACTTCAGCCCAACCGTCATCCATTGGATCACCGGGTTCGCCGGGATTTCTTCTGTGTGGGATTTCCGGCATATTGAGATTCTATCGATTTACAATCGAAGATTACTCAAACTGTTGTCAGGCTTCTAAACTCTAGTAAGAGTGACTGCGGAAACCACAACCTCTCTATCAAACTTCCTCACGGATATGATCGCACCGCTTCAGGAGTCCTTCCCGAAGCGCACAGTCCTCAGCGACGAGTTGAAGCGAAATACCCGCCGGGAGAACTTCCGTGGTTTGCAGGTTCGTGTTCCGCTTCTGCTCACGCCCAAGCAGGGTACGGGTGGAATCGCCCAGACAGGTACGCTGAATATCGCTCGACAGCTTGATGACCGCGCTGCGTATATCACTATGGCGCGCGTTACTCACGCAATCGAGCTTTCAGTAGACCTCATTAAGGCGGCTGAGGGTGACAACTTTGTCGCGGCTGGCTCTGCACTTAAGCTTCACATGGAGCAGGCAGAAGTCGCCCTCTCCCGCGTTGAGAATGAGATGTTCTGTGGTGAAGGAACCGGCCTCCTTGCAGGCCCAGTCACCTCAGCTACTACAAACACCACCCTGGTTGTCGTCGGTACTGCTGCGAACTATTACCAGCTTTATCCGGGTCGCATTATCGATCTCTTCCAGACGGGTGGTACTTCAGTTTCTACCTCCCGCACGATTGTCTCCGCTACTACGACTTCCGTAACGCTTGACGCTGCTGTGACTGCTACTACGGGTACTGCAATTTACATCGAGGGTACCTTCGGTAACGCTACACAGGGTATTCGTCAGCCGTTTGCTACCTCCGGTACTTTCGAGGGTGTCGATCTTGGTTCGGTGATTGGCTTCCGCTCTATTGACGGACGCGGTACTACCGCCGCTGCAGACCTCACTATGTCCATCATGGACGGTGCTTACAGGCGCGTCATGCAGGCTTCGGGTAAATCCCCGGACTTCTGGATTGGCGATCCTGCGGTTATCGATAAGTTTGGTCAGGGTTTGGTTGGTCAGTTCCGTTGGCAGCCGAAGATTACCCGCCTGGATACAGGCTGGGAAGGCATCGACTATCGAGGTACGCCTCTGATTCCTGAGTTCGATGTTCCACCGAACGAGCTTTACGGCATCAATAAGTCAGCTATTACTCTCTACGGCTTTGGTCGAGGCCCGGACTGGGATGACATGGACGGCAATCGTTTCCGCCGATTCAACCGCTCCCTGCCTGTTGAGGCATGGCTTGTGGACTTCATCCAGCTTGGTATTCACCAGCCTAACGCCCTCGTCCGAATGCAGGGACTCAACCAGGCTTCATAATAAGCTATACTTACGGAAATGGCCGAGAAGAATTACTACACCAAGCACGGTGTTAACGAGACCAACAAAGAAGACGAGCCTATGCGCCCTAAAAAGCTCGGGAAGTACAAGAAGAAGAAGGGCGCTACTCTCGGTAAGTAAGCTCGGCGTGGTATTATCCCGCCCGTGGCGAGAAATAAAAAAGGACAGCATCCCAGTAAGAAAGCCATTCCGCATGAGGTAGCCGCTCTAGGGCCTAGAACCCATGAGCAGTTTGACTTCAACGATCCACGCCTGAATGAACTTTGCGAAAAGCTCCCTGGTGGTGTAGTCGCCATTATCGCTAACGAATCCGCCCGGTATACGATCTTCCACGCCTCAACTATGAGTCTGATTCTCCCCTACGGTTCCCGTTATGGATTCCATACGGGGTGTTACGTCGTAGATTCCTGCAACAGAGCTTGTTCAATGATGCTCCCGCAGGAAGATTGGATTATGTTCATGGGTGATGACCACGCTTTTCCACCTAATCTAGCCCTAAAACTCCTAGCATTGATGTACCGGGATGATCTGGACATCATTGCCCCTGTCTGTTTCAAGAGAGATTTCCCCCCGACTCCCGTTCTTTATAAGTACGGAGAGATGAAGCCTGGAGTTGACCTCTCTAAATACGCTTACGACGAGAACGAAGATAAAGTTCTCTACCCTCTGAATCTGAATGCTTTCCCCGATGGAGGGCTGATTGAGGTAGATGGGGCAGGATCGGCAGGAATGATCGTCCGCAGACGTGTCCTAGAAGCTCTTGAGCCGCCCTGGTTCCGCCTCGGAGTAGGACACTGGGGTGAGGACTTGGATTTCTGTAGACGCGCCCAACAGGCGGGTTTTAAGATCCACGCGGATCTGGATATGTCCCTAGGGCACATCATTAATACCGTCATCTGGCCTGAGAGAACTGACACCCATGAATGGGGTTGCCAGTACGATCACGGGAACAAGGGAGGATTCTTCTTAACACTGTGAAAGTAGTAGTCACAGGATCAGAAGGTTTTATCGGCAGGAATCTCTGCAAGAGATTGGAGGCTGCGGGTGACGAGGTGTACGGGATGGACACTAAGAGCGGGACGGATATGTTCGGTAGCTTCCCGCGCTGTGACGTGATCTACCACCTCGCTTGTGTGAATCAGGAGGAAGCGGTCATCAAACCGGCCGCGAATCTTAAGGTCAATATCGAAGGAGCCAGGTACGCTGCGATGCAGGCTAAGTACTATGGGGCGCATCTCGTCTATACCTCCACTGCATCAGTATACGGTCAATCTCAGCATATCGCAACCCCTGTGGACGCCGAGATAAACCCCAAGACAGACTACGCGATTGCCAAGCTTGCTGGAGAACACTTTGTAAAGACCTCTGGTTGTAACTATTCCATTGTTCGTCTGAGTAACGTATACGGCCCCTTCCAGACCACAGATAACCCCTATTGTGGGGTCATCGGCAAATTCATCACTCAGGCGCTTGAAGGTAGTCCTATTACCGTAATTGGTGACGGGCATCAGACCAGGGACTATACCTATGTAGATGACGTAATCAACATCCTTTTAGGCCCCCTGAGTATGGATAACAGGACTGAGAATATCTCCAGAGGGGCTGAGGTTTCAGTGAATGATCTGGTAACAGTCCTTCAAGATGTCCTTACCCAAAAGCTTGAAGTCGTTAACATCCCTGAGAGGGTTATCGACGGTATTTCTCGGAGAAAACTAATCACTAATTACAGGTGTCCTACTAATCTGTATGACGGGTTGAGCAAAACTGTAGAATGGTATAAGCAGAATGGAACTCCAGGAAAAACAGGTTAACGAAGAGCTAAAATCAGTAGATCCCGAACTCTTCCTCGATAAACTCTATGACCGCGATGGTCAGTATGTTTATTACGCTGTTAGATATCCTGCAGGTCTCGGGGAGGAACCCCATACCTGCGTACATTGGAGAACAGTTGACGGCCCTCTGCCTCTTTCACTCGATATCGTGGGCGTGGTCAGGCGGCAAGAAGGTGACATTCGTGAAGCTATCAAACAAGCCACTGTCGCTAACGCTATTCGGAGAAATAGAATCAACACCGATCTCGCTGACGATCTCCAGGAACGCCTAGAGTGGATGGATAAATCGCGTAAGCGGCTTGGAATTTACGGGCCTTGGTCTAATCGGGCGAACTTGCCGTAACCTTAGCCCGTCTTTTATCTTCCATGTACTTCCGAAGCCCAGGCGAAAGCCTGTGGAGGCGGCTTTCCTGAGAACGCTCAGACCTGCCCCTCTTCTCTCTATTCCAGTCAACAAGTTCATCAATCCTCATTGAGGGATCGGCAGAGTCGTTATGCCGAGAGGCTTTATCAAGGATTACTCGGATATCCATTTGGGATACTCCGAACTGTCTAGCAGCCCAACCGATAGCGGTATCCCAACCAGACATCATCGCTCTAGCTGAAACCTCAGCGGCAACCTCTCGCTCTTTATCTGAAAGAAGAGAATCCATTACGATACGTATTCTACTAGTAGAACCATTGCAGAGTAATTATCTCCCGCCTGGAGGTTGGTAGTAGAAGTTCTAAGTCTGTCTCCCTTTCTGAGAAATACTCCTGGAGTAGGAAGAGGAAACCCACCATCCACTGAATAGGCTGTGATACCAGGAGCGAAGAAGTATTCCCATGTTGCGGAAGCAGTTCTAGCGCCAGCATCTCTAATTCTTAGGAACTGAGTAGTTCCATCATCAGCAATCAAAGATGGGTTACGGTTAGCTACGTTAGCATCAGTAACGAAGGTAAATCTAGCCGAATAAACGATCATGTCATCGTCTGCAGTATATGAGATTTCTGCTCCAGCAGCAGGGTCAGCAGAGGAAATCACTCGTGTCTGAATTGTTTGACCTGGAAGCGGCATTACTTAATTTTATAATGATTGGGTGAGCATCTTTTATCCAGGCGGCCCAAGACCAATAGCGCCAAGAATGAAGGCCCCAACTAGGCCCTTGGCCCCTGCAGCTTCCCCGTTGCTTATGGCCTTAGCTCAGAGGCCGAATGTTAACTGGCATCCTCCGATGCCTGGGATTCCGAATATCAAAATCCCTAATATCAAGCTACCTCCGCTCCCAAAGCTTCCTCCAATCCCTGGGGGTGGTGGAGGCGGCAGACGCCTGTATATGTAAGGTTTAGCTATGGCTGATGAAATCAGACAGGAAAACTCTGCTCACGCTATTCCTCGTAAATACAAAGATGTAGGGGATGGAACTTATGCAGAGGTTGTAGCTCTTGAATCTGGTTCAATTGGCGGAGGGGGAGCAGATCCTACTTACCAGGAAGATACGGCTTCAGTAGCCGCAGAGAAAGTAATTATGGCTGGAGTTGTCCGAAAGGACGCTGCAGCTTCGCTGGTAGATGCAGACGGTGACAGAACTGAATTGCAGGTAGATAGCCTTGGCAGATTGCGGGTAGTAGTTCCCGCAGGAGCTTCAGGGCTTACAGACACAGAACTTCGTGCCTCTCCAGTTCCAGTAAGCGGAACGGTAACAGCACAAGACGGCGGTGGATCTCTGACAGTTGACGGCACCGTAACTGTGCAGGATGGTGGAGGCAGTATCACCGTGGACGGAACTGTTACGGCATCAGCACAGCCTGGAGTAGACATCGGTGATATAACTATTAATAACGCTGCTGGCGCATCTGCAGTAAATATTCAGGACGGTGGAAACTCAATTACTGTCGATGGAACTGTAGGAGTTTCAGGTGCAGTAGACACAGAACTTACTACCGCTGACCTCGATACAGGAGCAGGGACAGACACTCGGGCCGTAATTGGACTGGTAAGAGCAGAATCAGGGGGAGCAGTTCTTGTAGGTTCCGCGAATCCTCTTCCAGTGTCAACAGGCACAGTGACCGTTCAGGACGGAGGGAATGTGATTTCTGTTGATGATGGGGCCGGATCACTTACAGTAGACGGCTCTGTTTCTCTTGCTGCAGCTATTCCAGCAGGCACAAATAACATCGGTGATGTAGACGTCTTAACGCTTCCAGCACTCCCGGCTGGTACGAACAACATCGGGGATGTCGATGTCTTAACTCTCCCCTCAATTCCGGCGGGGAATAACAATATTGGCGATGTGGATGTAGTCACCCTTCCTGCACTTCCAACAGGAACTAACAGGATTGGTTCAGTTCAGATCACTGACGGGACAGATGAAGCGACAGTAATTCCAGTAAGAACTCAGCCTGCAACTACAGAGAAGGCGCTGGCGATCTTTGACATCCCTAATCGTCTTGCTACTTATTCCACTGTCACTGCAGAAATTGCTCCTGCAATCACTATTGGGGTTAAAGAGCTATTGGCAATTTGGGCTGGTTCTGGTGAAACAAAGGATAAGTACATCGTTGAAATCTGGCTTACTGCATTGGTAACTACAGCATCTACCACAGGAGGTAGAACAACTTGCAGGCTTTCCACTATTACCTCTGCTCCTACAGGCGGGACAGAACTTACAAAGGTGGATGTCAGCGGGGCAGGTGGAGCATCACTAACTAACACTATGGCCGTTAAGACGGGTGGCGGGGCAATAGGAACCACATTCAAAAGAGTTGAGATGTGGCACGCAACTCAGGCAATTGGTACTCGTGTTTCTGAACCACTTTTTCAGGCAAGTAATCCGGGTAACGGAATCATTCTTAGAGGGGGGTCAGCTTCAGGCATCTCTATTGACTGCGAGCGTGTAGTTGCTCATACCGCTCTTGTAGATCAGTGGACTGTAAGTGTCAGATGGATCGAGATATAAACTGAGTGAAGTCGAGATAGTCTGCATTTTACATCTGTCATACTGAAAGGAGGATGTCTTTTTTGGCAATAACAACCACTTTAATCATTCTGAGTTATCCCATCTGCTTTTTATTGGGGTTCTTAGTGGGAAGGAATTGCCGATGAACAGAGAACAGCTAATTGTTCTTATTTCCATCCTCGTTTCTGGGTGTTGGGTTGCAGTCGCCTTGGTGTCTCTCTTCCTTAAGGACTACACAGCCCTGAGCATCATCACGCCAGTTATGCTTATTGTGACAGGATTTCTTTATGGGAAGAGTAACGGAAATAAAAATGGCTCTTAAAGATCGCTTCCCTATCACTAGGGGAGCTAGAGTTGCCCTATCCATCTTTGTGGTCAGCATGGGGATTGTTCTGTGTATCTATGGAGTGATTATTAGGCAGCAGAATGCAAAGATCGAGAGTGAGATTGAGAAGAACAGAACTGCAGTGGTCTTTCTGTGTGCCCAACAGGACAACCTTCAACAGAGAGTGAGATCTACGAAAGCCTTCTTGGATGCTGGAGGGAGGATTCCAGGGGTCTCAAAGGATCTAATTGAGGATGGACTTCGTAGAGATGAACTCACCCTTAAAACTATGAGACTATTAGACTGTAAGGAATGACCTTTCTAGAGCTACAGAATGAGGTTCTCTCAGACAGATTCGGGTCGGATAAACGCCCTAACGCTAAAAACTGGCTGAATTACCGTTACGGACGGCTTTGGGGGATGGAGCCGTGGACTTTTAAGCTGGCTGTCTCTGATATCGCAGTGAATCTCAACGCCTCTACTTACACTCTTGCTTCTGGAGTCAGGGTTATCGGTCTTTGGGACTCTACAAACACAAATTTTGATGTCACATCCCCTATTCGTCCAGAGGATTTCTATGAATTGGCCTCTGAAACCTCCGGAACACCTTATAACTGGACGGTTGTAGGGAATAACATCATCTTTGATAGGCCGATGGGCCAGAATAGGACATTCAAACTGCTTTCAGAGGTGGTTTTCACTCCTCTTTCTGCAGATGGAGACATCCCGGCAATTCCTTCTGAATTCCACTTGGTTTTGGCTTCAGGTGCAGCTTCTCACGGCCTCCGCCTGGAGAATGATCCCTCTTGGGAATCTTTTGAGGACGACTGGCAGCGGGGCATCGCAGATATGAAGGCGAATTATCTCACTAAGGTAGTGACTTTCGGGGACACGTATCCCTCCTGGCCCTAAAATCTAAGTGTGGCTAAAAGCAGACCGCCTAGGGATCTAGTTTTCAGGGACTTCAGTGGAGGGACTAATGCCCGTGACTGGCCCTCTGAGCTTGCTCCTAACGAATTCCCGTATTCAAGCAACGTAACTATTGACGAGCGCGGGTATGCTATGAAGCGCCTTGGTTATGAAGACAGATATGGAACTCAGGTTGGGACTGGACTTGTTAGTAACATTTTCTACTGGGCTACCAAAGGGGAAGTTGTCCAGCAGATTGGTGCAGGACTTCATAGAGGATCTGCGGCTGCATTCAAGACTTTCACCACCAGCGAGAGGGCCGGTATCTGTGAGTTTGGAGGAAACCTCTTCTTCACGCACCCCACCGATGGATCTTATGTATACGATGGAACAACGGTATCCGCCGTCGCATCAGCGCCGAAAGGCACTACATGTGCGACATGGCAGAATAAGGTTTGGGTAAATGATGTCCTCGTTCCTGCAAGACTCTGGAGAAGTGATGCTGGAAATCCATCTACCTTCGGGGTCAACTCTTTCGTTGACCTGCGGGAGAAAGATTCTGCCCGAATTACTCTCCTTGCTGGGGCTTCCGGCCTCGATATCGCCGGGCGACCGGGTTTGCTTGTCTTTAAGGATGCCTCTGCTTACCGCGTCAACGATCCATCGACTGGAGCCTACCAGACTATTGACCCCTCCATCGGTTGCGGTAGCAACATTGGTGGTGTCTCAGCTTACGGACGAACATATGTAATTAGCACGAGGGGCATCTACTCAACAGATGGTCTTAACCCTATGAGGGAAGAAAGCCGTCTGATGGAGCCTCTCTTTCATAAAGCGCAGATTAACCAGACGCGAAGCGACTTGTATTGCGCTGGTAGATACCAGGACAGGCTTTACTTCTCTCTCCCTCGCGCGGGTGCTACCGCGAACTCAATCGCCCTAGAATTCAACCCAGATGCTAAATGGCTAACCGTGCATACGAATGCTGGTTCTGCGTATGCAGCAATCAACGAAACGAACACCGATATGATCTTCGGTTCACCTACGTCAAACGGAAGGATTTATAACTTCGGGAAGGGCGGAACTGATGCAGGTACAGCTATTACTTCCATCTTTCAGACTCGATGGGCAGAACCGGCAGAGAGCCGGAAGGCTCGTCTTCGTATGGCTCGCGTCGTAGGACGCGGAGATTTCTCTGTAGATATCTATAAGGATTACCAGAATGGAGCTTCCCGTGGAGCATTGGATGTCTCTCTTAATCCTGGTGGGGCAATCTGGGATGATCCCCTTTATGAGTGGGATGACCCAGATACTCTCTGGGGGCCTCTGTATTTCCAGTCTTATCAGGACTTCTATTCAATCGGGGTTTACAGGGCTGTTTCCTGCACGATTACAGAAACATCTTCCCTCAGCTATGCAGGACAGACTGTTGCGGGTGGAACCGTTCCTACAGAAGTAGGGGCCTGGGAATTGGCTTATATCTCCTTCCTTACTTTTGACCTTGGCATGAAGTAAGGAATCCGGAGGATTCAGGAACCTAGAATAAATCTGTGGGCACAGTAACTCTCACAGATCCAACCACTGGCACTACCGTAGCCTCTGGTCTTATTGCTACGAATAACTCGGAACTTAGGAATGCCCTAAACGGGGGCATCGACGGGAATAATTTCAAAGGACAGCCTGCCCTTGCTTCTGGTGAAACTGTGGTTTGGGCTGGTACCCAGTTTGCTAGATCTTCCTCAACCCGTATCGGTGCTTCAAGCCTTGGCTCTGGTTCTGGTGGCTCTACGAAGTTCCTTAGAGAGGATCAAACATGGCAGACTGTTTCCTCTTCAACAATTGTTGGAGTTCAGGTTCTTACTGGATCTGGCACTTATACCCCTACTTCAGGAACCAACAAAATCATCGTTGAGTGTATTGGGGCTGGAGGCGGTGGTGGTGGAGTTCCAAACTCAACCGGAGTTAACACCTCAGGTGGAGGTGGAGGTGGAGGGGCGTATGCCTTAAAGCTTGTAACATCAGGATTCTCTAGTGTTTCTTATTCTGCCGGTGCCGCTGGCACAGCAAACGATAATGCCAATGGTGGTAACGGTGGAGATTCAACTTTTAACTCTACAGTTGTAGTTGCAAAAGGTGGACTAGGAGGTTCTGTAGGAAACTCAGGTGTTGCCACGGTTGCAGGAGGCGCTGGCGGCGCTGCTTCTGGATGTACTGGAGACGTAAAACTAGACGGTCAGAAAGGAAATGTCGGTCATAACAACGGAAATACTTTCTCTGTATGTAGCCAGGGCGGTAATGCTGCTCGCGGAGGACAGGGAGCACTTCTTCCTTCAATTCCCACAGGAGCTAGTGTTGCTGGTGCCGCAGGAGGCCAGTATGGTGGAGGTGGCAGTGGCGCAATTGGGCAGAATAATGCAACCACAAGAGCAGGTGGAGCAGGCGGGGCTGGAGTAATTATTGTTACAGAGTACGCTTAACCTCTGTATCTATTAATCAAATCAGAGCCACCCAAAAGAAGAGTGAGAGGATCAGGTGGCGCAGAAAACGGAGGAACCGTTGCACTCGTATCTCCAGACGGTGCGTATGTAGGCGTATATGGAGCGTAAGACGGAATAATCTGGCCGTTGTAATTCCCTCCCTGACCAGAGGGCATATACCCGGCAGGAATAGGATCTGAACGGAAGTTGCCGTTTTCATCTACCCATGTAGGAGTACCGCCGCCACCAACACCAGAAGCAGCACCATGATCCCATCCAGTCGGGTAGGTGTACTGTCCGGTAACAGGATCGTAAACAGGCTGCGTCATAAACTGTCGCCTAAGAGCCTCTTCCTGTTGTGCTTCCAATTCAGCCTGTCTTGCAGCTTCCTCGGAATCCAAGACACCGGCATCAATTCCACCAAGCAATTCACGCAGGCGCGAGCCGATCTGCCCCTCAGCACTAGCTCTACCCTGACCTAGATCAGCAAGGCTCTGGACGTATTCTCCGGAGTACATAAGATTCTGACTGTTAAGAGCCTCAATTAGCTGTGCCTTTCTAGCTTCAAATTCTCTCTGCAGAGCAGCAAGCTCTGATTCAGGGTTCTGTTGAGCGGCAGAGATATCAGCATCCTGGAATCCAAGCTCTTTAGCAACAGGAACGGCACCAGAGGCGATTACAGCCTCTCTACGAAGCTGTCCTGCATTAGTTTTCGCATTCGCTACGGACTGACCTGAAAGAGCCTGAATCTTAGAAAGGATTGGATCGTAGTCATAAGTGCTCCCAAACTGATTAGACGGCCTAGACTGCTGAGAAATCTGCTTCTGCATAAGCAGGGCTGAATTCAAATCCTGTCCAGCATAAGGACTCTGCTGTTGCTCAATAGGATTAACCCCTCTCCGTGGAACCTCATACGGAGAGTATTTCCTGGGCAAGGCATAGGAGGCTCCTGAATACCGACTTCCGCTGGTTCCGCCCCTTGAAGAGAGATAATTACTGAGATAGGCCATATGTCCTATCATTAGTTTAAATGGCTACCTACTACGGCCCTAATTCCTCCCTGTATAACAAGCCGAGATTGGCTAGGACAATACTCCCTAGAAGCCTCTACGGGCGCTCTGCGCCTTACGGGACAGGAGGGGTTACTCACCCCCTGGGGATTAATTCAGGAGTCCGTGGAAGCCTTGCCGGTATTTCAAGCGGGAGTTCATCTTCCTCTTCCGGTTATCCAGCTTTTGCCGACAGCTATTCAGAACTTCTAAACATGCTCGCCTCTAGGCGTCAATCAGACCTCGGGATGCTAAAGGGGAATCTCACTGGAAGGGAAGAGGCAATCAGACAGCTTTATGCAGGACAGAATCCCTTGATTGAAGCTAACTACGGGAAGGCAATCAAGGAATCCGCTGCTGTTAACGATGCAGTTCTTAATCAGTTGAAGGGCGAAGGCTCTGCGGCTAAGGCAGATCTTCTCTCTCGTCTTTCTTTGATTAACGCTCCTGGGGCTGCAACCGATAAAGCAACTGGGGATCTTTCGCAGTATTACTCCGGTCTTGGTGGGGCAAATTACGCGATGGATCAGGGTGATGTTCAGCGACTTATCGGTCGCCAGGCTGAGGAAAAGGAATACGCTCAGAAACAGCCTGCAATTGTTGCCCAGGAACTTGAAGCTCAATACGCGCAGGATGTCGCAGATCTTCTCGCTGCATATTCAGAGCAGGAATTCGGGATCAGACAGGATCAGGCTTCTGCTCGCAATGAATACACCATGAATAAGTTTGAATATGAAACAGGCCAGAAGCAGCAGGAACAGGAGCGTCTGGATAAGGTCAAGGAAGATGCAGTTAATAGATATTGGGAGAATTACTGGAAGCGTCAGGAACTCTTGCAGCGTCGTTGGGAGATTGCTGTTGCCTCCAGGGATAAGAAGGCTGCTAACAAGATTAAGGTTCAGATGGAGCGTGAGAAGGCTCAGGCACAGCAGACTGTCGCCGGGATTAGGAGTGCGACAACCATTGAAGCTGCAAACATCGCTGCAGGGGCTAGGGTTGAATCAGCAAATATCGCGGCTAGTGCTAAGACTCAGGGAGGGGCTAAAGCTCCTAACAGTGCTGCTCTAGAAAGAGCAAGAAAGAATGCTCTTGCTGCAGTTCTTCGTCCTGACGGTTTGGTTCGGTATCTAGTGAAATATGGAGATACCGTTGTTATGAAGAAGATTAATGCTGCAATTAGGGCCGCAGGAATTGATCCCACCTCTAACGCAGGGAAGAATATCTTCAACTACGTGATGTCCACTATCTCAGGACGGGAAATCGTCGGAGGCAATGGAACTTACGTCAGACCTGGTAAGCGGAAGCCTAAAAAGGGCAAGTAACCTAAGATTTAGGTATGCCGGTCATCGACCCCAGGATCGCTAGGGAACAAAGAATCGCCCAACAGACCTCTCGTAGGGCTGCTAGGAGCCGTATCCGTTCTAAGCGCGCTCCACAGGCTAAGGGCTTTGGAAAGATCGGAAAGTATGTAAGCGGTACTGGAAAGGGTCTGTACCACGGAATTACAGGAATTCCTACTGCTGCCTATATGACAGGAAGGGCGGTAGGGAAGGACACTTACGATCTAGGAAGGCATCCTCTTAGACGCCCGTTTAGGCGCACTACAAAGCTTGGTAAGAACATCGCCATTGGCGAATACAACGCCTGGAGAAACGTAGGTAAAGGAGGGGATCTTTCTGCTCCTATTTTTGATGTCCTCGCCTTGCTCTCTGCAGGCGGTGGCGCTGCAGCGCGTCTAGGCGCGGGATCGAGAGCTTTGAAGGCTGCTCGTGATCTTCAGAAGGGGAAAGTTAATCCTATGCACGCTGCAGTCCATGAGGCAGAGCGTGGTATGGGAAAAAAGATGTCTCCAACTCAGCTTAAGAGATACGGAGTAACACGAAAGGAAGTAACGGCCTTTGAACAGAAGTACGGACGCCTTCAGGCTGAGAGAACTAACACTAAATCATTTATTAAGAGAACAAAGGGTGGAGCAAACCTCAATAAGGCATATAACGCACGTCAGGCTGCACGAGCATTTGGACGAGAGGCTATGAAGCAGCCTACTTACAACAGGCGTCTTAAGGGTGGTTATCTTGATGTACCTACTTCTCCTAATCCTCTCTTCAGAACTCTTCGCAAGGGTCGAGAAAAAGTACGAAGCAAGGAATCTGCTCAGAGAGAACTCCTTAAGGAGATCAGAACGCGAGAGCGTTTTGCAGAGAATATGGGAATTGGTATTAACAAGCGGACTTCCCGCCGCCTTGAAAACATCTCTAAGAATGAGAGCCGTCTACCTGGCGAACTTGAACAGGCTATTGAAGCTTCTTCTGGAGCTATTGGTAAGACTATCGGGATTCCTATGGCCCTCTTGCGCATGGGTATGTGGTCTAGGCCAAGATATTACTTGCAGAACATGGTTCAGACGGGGCAGTTGTTCGGTACCCATCCTATTCGGACAGTGAAGTCAACTAAGGACGCAATTAAACATCCTAAGGAAGCTGAGATGTTTCGTAAGGCTCTTGGTGAAGCACAGGCTGGATCTATTGCTGAAGGTCTTGAATCTGGACGCATGGCTGGGATTGCAGCCAAGAAATTGCGTGGAAAGAGGATCACTGGAAAAAGAGTAAGACTTGCTGAGTCTTTTGAGAAGCGTGGTATCCAGGGAACTGTAGGCCATGCTGCAAACATTCCTGAGAGTCACATCAGAAAGCTTTCTGCCTTTAATGAATTTCGCAGAATGGGCCTTGATTCTCCTGAGAAAATTCAGGCTGCAATTCAGGACATCAAAGTAAAGGGAGTTACTTCTAAATACTTCGTTCCCCTCCGAAGGGCTGAAGAGGAAATGGGTGCCTTTGGCCGCATCTTCCAGGGAGAGCGCCAGTTTATGCGTACACAAATCCCGATCTTCTATCCAATGTTTAAGGCTCTTACGCGCCTGGGCGTTCGTTTCCCCTCAGAGCATTCAATTGCTTCTGCAGCTTTGCTTTCCGCAGGAAAAGAAGGGAAAAAGGAACAGAACAGACTTCTTGGTGATCTTCCGTTCTGGGCGCAGTATCTTATCCCTACTCAGGCAGGTGATCCTAACGCTAAGAGGGGAACCTCAGCAGTTCTTAACCCTGCAAATATCTATTCACTTCAGCCTGCCGCTGATGTCGGGAAACAAATTACACAGCCTTTCCGTTTGGGTGGGCCTATTCCTGGACTTAACCTCCTGCAGGAGAGCGGCCCACTTCCTCAGTTGCTTACCGCAATGCAGACGGGTAAAGATATTCAGACTGGATACCCACTTATTAGAAAGGGTATGCCTGACTGGCAGCGCAGAGCTATTGTGGCTGCTTCTCTTGATTATCTGAGAGGTCTTCCTTGGGCCTCAACCGTAACTTCTGCTGCTGGGTTGAGTCCACACCTTCGCTCTTACAAGAAGGGTGATCTTCTAGATGCACTTAATCAGGAACTTTGGGGGCCTGGTTTCATTCCTAGGATGCCTATACATAAGGAGCTAAACAAGCAGGCAAAGCGTGAAGGTAAATTCGGTCGTACTAAGCGGCGTCGTAGGAAGTATCGCTCTCGCTCAGGGGGTTTTTAGGAATCTTCAAGTAATGATCCTTAATCAGTTTACCTTCGTCATTAATGGCATCTGAGTATCCCTTCCCGTAAGCAGCGCGCATATACGCAAGAACAACTGAATGATCTAGGTCTTCGCAGTTAAGAATCTCTACTACAAGCTCCCACATACGCATATCGATATCAGCGTTAAGAGCCTCCAGTCGATTCTGTTCTTTGTAGACAGACATTCTGCTACTATTCTAAATGAGGACGGGCAGTCCGCCGCACTTCGTCGGCATTTTTAATTGGCTCCGTCCTCTTTTTTTACTTTACGCTCTCAGGAAGGACACCAACAGAAGGCGCGGGAGAAACACCTTTAGTAAGGAAGTCCAGAACAGCCTTAGCTGCTGTCGCCACAGAGGCGATAAGAGCGGAGACTGCAACTGCCTTAGCAGCATCGAAATTCGGAGCCACCCACACTCCGGAGATAGCTGGCAGAAAAGCGCCTGCGAAAGCGAAGGCAAAGACTCGGACGCATTCCTTAAGGAACTGTTTAGTTGAGGCTGACATCTACATCCATAGTAGCATCTTCGACATAAAAAGAAGTAAGCGCCCTTAGGGCCTGTTGGACTCTCCATTCGTCTGCCTCTGGATTCAATACCAGGCAGAAATTCACAGGGATTTCCTGGGGGCCGTTATAGCTAACGGCTGTTACCTGGGCCTGGAATTTGTAGCAATCCAGCATCTCCTTTTAAACTATAGTTGATGCCCCGGAATAACCGAGCTAATCTAATTCTTCAACTCGCCCGACAAATCGGAATTCGTGACCCAAGGGCAGTCCTCTCAGTTGCCGCGCAAGAGGGCCTCGGAGGTGGTATTGGCGATTCAGGTACTTCTTTCGGCCCCTTCCAACTTCACGTCGGAGGCGCTTTTCCTCAGCATATTCGCGGTAATCGTCAGGCATGGGCTTGGAGTAAACCGGGTCTTCTGTATGCCCTGTCACAGATTAAAAGGGTAGCAGGGAATAAATCAGGGGATGCAGCGATCAGGGCTATCGTCAATCAATTTGAAAGACCTGCTAACCCTGGCGCTGAGATTGCTAAAGCTCTGGCGTATTACCAGCGTGGAGGGGGAGGGGCTACTGACCAACCCCTCCTGGCGAACCAGTCAGTTGCAGGTTCTCCCTCCAGCACCGGCCTGCTACAGGCAATCCTAGCAGGAGGGGAACTGCCTATGTCGGTATTCCGTCCACCTGCCCCTATGCCTCTAGGAGGCGCTGTAAGCCCTTCTCAGCCCCTCGGAGGCCCTGGGGGATACGGAGTCCCGGCAGAGCTATTCTACGACCCTCTTGGAGCGATTAAATACGGGAAGAGAATCGCTCCTATTGGGGGTCATTCAGATCATTTGCATTTCGCTTATAACAACCCACAACAGGTTTTGAGGGCCTTGGCACTTGCTAGAAGGCTTGGTTTAAGAGTCTCTGAAAACCCATACGTAGACCCCGTAGATCCAGTTCACGTCAAAAACTCTTTCCATTACAGAACCTTCCCTGGGAGATATAACGGTAGGCGTTTGGGAGAAGCTGTTGATGTCTCCGGTAAGCCTCAGGTTATGGCCCGTCTTTACAAGATCCTTGCGGGAGGACTGAAATGAGAGACACAAGGAAGGCAACGAGGGGCAAGAAAGTCTCCATCGAAGAAGCTCTGGCTAAAGAGACTTCAGCTAGGGCTGCTCGCTCTCGGCGGGTTACTAAATCTACTCACCGCTCTGGAATCAGACTAGGGCAAGGGTTGCTTTCTGCCCTTGGATTAGGAGGTGCTGCTCACCCTATAAGAAGACTTCAAAATCCTGGTGGGAGAATGGAGTTTCCTAATTTCTTTCAGAAGCCTGCTCTTAATAGAATCCCCTTTGGTAAACATCGTGGGGAGATGACAGATTTTCACGCAAATCCTGCTACCGCACGACCAAGCGATTATGAAGAAGAGTTTCTTTTGGATCTAATGAGAAACTCAGGAATGAATTCAGATGTACGAAATCCATTCATGAGAGCTAGAGGACAATACGAGTGGAGAAATCAACAGGAGTTTCAGGATCTACTGAGAATTCTTCAGGGAATCCATAGACCTACTAGGGTTCAAGAACACATGCTTAAAGATAAGTTTCCCTTTAATCTGAATTAACTTACTCTACTCCCCAAACCTTCCGGAATCCACCTACTTTTCGGTGGAACTTCACCGCGCTGATGAAGAACCACTTCTTCGCTCCAGTTAGACCCGGATCGGTATGCCCCCCGCCTTTACTACCAAGTTCACTGTGAAAGGTGAACCCTTTAGGCGGCGGAAAGGCGACCGGCGCAGATATAAATGTGGCTGGTAGCCCCCGCTTATTGAGTCTAAAAGCAACCGCTCTAGCGAGACGATTAAGTGCGGCATAGCTCCACGAGTTTCCTTTGAATCCCGCGATGGAGATATTGTCAGAGTAAGAGTTAAATGCGGCACAACTCCACGCTTTCTCGCCCCAAGGGACGAATTGGGTTACTCGCTTGAATTCAAAATCTCCGAGTACATGATAAGAAACCTGCGCGGTTCGTCGTCCAATAAATGCCACTGTCCCTTCATAATTGCCTTCAGGGTCGTGTACAACGACAAGACGCACTCCGGCTTTCCTCGCAGATCTATTAGGAGATAGCTCAACGTGAAGAGGGGGTAGGATTGTCCACCAGGGTTTTATAGGTGCCATTGCCTCTCATTTTAACACCTTTCTTCCTCCTGTGTCTCCAGGCGGCCTGTTTGTTAGCAGCCACACAAATACTGCAACGGCATCCCATCTTTTTATACCCAGTAAGACCATGCGGTGATTTGAAATAAGACCACGGGTGAAAATCAAGCTGATGATATAGATGTGGGGTTCCAAGGGCTGTTAACAGCCTATCTGCTGTCTCTTCTGAGGTCTTGAAATACTCGACGTTCCTTACCCGGCACCACATCCTCTCTTCAATGCCTGTCATTCTCTCTAAGTCATGGGTAGAGAATTCCACCGGAAGCATCTTCCTTAACTCAGCCGTTTTACAATACAGCTTCAAGTTTGCCTCCATCCACAGCGACTAGAGCCACGAAGTTCTCTAGGTCTAGTCGCCATTCGGGTAGTCGTCTTCTGTTTCGTAGGATGTAAGCGGGGTGCCAGATAGGGAAGACGAACCCATCGCTGATCCACGAGGGGTTAACTGTGCCTCTAACTTCACCGATTTTGTACCCAGGGAGAACGGCTCCCAAAGCGATTCCCCCCACTGCGAGTATGTAAGTCGGATTGAGAATCTGTACTTCCTCTTTAAGATAGGAAGAGGAACATTTATTGATCTGCTCTTTGTCAGGTGTTCCATGTGGAAAGCATTTCACTGTGTTTGTGATATAGCATTGTTTTAGTGGAAGACCAGCTTTCTGAAGCTCTACACGAAGCAGCTTCCCTGAGGCTCCTACAAACGGCCTACCCATTGAGTCTTCGTCACGTCCTGGAGCTTCTCCTAGGATCATCACAGAAAGACGATCCCCGCCTTCTCCACTTACGCATACACTTTTTGCTTCTAGATGAAGAGGACAAAGACGGCAGGAGTGATTAGCGACTTCCCGCAGTCTCAAGCTGCTTGAGTGCTCGTCCAACTGCAATCATTCTCCCCAACTTCTTGTTGTAGTTATCTCGCTCTGAACAGCGAGCTAGTGTGTGAGCAAGAACTCGTTTGTTCTTCTTTTTATAGATAATGGCTTCTGTTTTTCCTCCCCTAGGAAGAAGGACATCATCCTTGCTCAGAGGAATGTCTGAAAAGTAAGTAAAGCCGTAATCTGGGTCTTGCCACTTTCTGTAATGCAGAACTTCTACTTTGGCACCCTTAGGTACCACACGGATCTTCTTCAAGTTTCTCTCCTTTAATGATTGCCTCTCTCATTTCGAGAGAGTATCTATCTCCCTGTTGTTGCAGATGTGAAAGGTATCTTTCTTTGTAATCTGTAGGGAAGTCCTTAGGGTTGTCTGGAAGATTGCAGTACTGCTCCATTACTACATCTGCTGCTCTAGCCCCACCCACACGCTCTCCACGTGTGCCCTTCTGAGCTAGCTCAAGAATCCTCTTTCCTAGAGCTTCCTGGTTTTTGTTAAATCTCTGCACCGTCAGAAGGGCCGTCAACGTGGGCCGGTACGGCCTCTGCTCCACCCACGGAGTCTTGGCCTCTGCAATCCCAAGTCCACCCGGCGAGAATCAGAGCGGTTACGATCAATACTGCGATAAAATATCTCATTAACTATCCATCCTAGCAGGAAGCCAAGGCCGAAGCCTGTGGCAAACAGAAAAGCATGATGAACCCATACTTCAGTCAAGACCACTCCCTAGTTTCTTTACGATTTCTTTACAAACTTCTGTATTCATATTTACAGCCATAATTAGTTGTCTTAATAGCTCCTTCGTTTCTCCATCTGTGTAATTGATGTGTTGCACTGGTGGTGGAGCGCTGTTAGGCGAAGCCAAAGGATATGTCCCTCCATATCCTCCAGAAGATCCTCCTGTTAAAACCATCTCGGCAAAAGAGGAAAAGGATTTGTTCTCTTTATCGGGTCTTTTACCTGTCGCCATAGAGTTGTTCAAACCTGTCCATGAAACCGATATATGCGTTCTGTGGACTGATCCCACTGATAGCGGCGGGTAGAGTATCTCCCTCGTATACAGGGAATTCATCTGGCATCAAGTCCCTTGCTTCTGTGCGCAGCATAAGATCGTCAGCGAGTTTAACAGATGCAGGAGGGGCAGTGATATCCAGCCCGAAGTGCTTATAGACAGCGGCGGTCAGCTTCTCTTCTGCGGCCAAGTAGAACGGCCCGAAGTCAGGATGCTTTTTCACCGGCCTTGCGATGTCAGACAGATACGCCTCTGAGGCGTCATGCAACAACCCCGCAAGAGCGTCTTCTGGATCACAATGCCAACTAACCAAGACGCTGTGCTGCGCCACTGAATAAAACTGGCTGGTATGCCCTGTGAAGCGACACTGATTAGCAAGAGCATGAGCGATATCCTCGATGCGTACTTCATCAGGGTTGGGGTCAAGGACGTTAAACCAATGACCGCTTGCAGTGATAATCATTCCGTCTGACTTAACCATAGTTATTGAGTCTTTCATAGTCCTAAACCATCCTTAATTTCGGGTTCTTCTTTCCATCTAAATTCATGATCTGGCATAGGCAGTGTTTTAGGTGCAATCTCTCTATTAGCTGCTGGATCTGGTTCGTTTTCTGGATCATTCAAGTGAATCTTTCTCTGCAAGTACCAGATAGCTTTCTTAAGATCCTGGTTCTCAGGCTCTCCTGGTTTCTTACCTGCTCTCTGGATGTACTTCACTGCAGTTCCTAGTTCAAAACCAAGCCCCCATTTAGGGATGACGTGAACTGCAGAGAACTCACCTAGATCTTTGTAGTGATTCGGATTAACTGGATCGTTCATACACTGTATTCCTTTCCGGCGACCACACATGAGTAACCGCCTGTGTTAACGATTGGGATTCCTTGCAAGTGAACTACTCCGTTCGCAGGATTCTGGAAACCAACACCAAAACCTAGACTCCAGTTTCTACGAACTTTAATCTTGTGCATGTAATCAACCTTCTCTACATCTCCCAGCCAACCGAAAGACCAGGCAGGGTAATGTTTGCCGAGCGCGTCTCCTTCGATGGTACACGCGTACATATGCGTATGTCCAACAACAACCGGATGCTGGAACGTCGATGCCGCACGGAAGATAGCATACTTTCCGGCAACACCAACGTCATGCGTAGCGTAGAGCTTTCCGATCTTGATGTGTTCTCTGTATGGCACATATTCCCAACCTCGGATATCAAGCTTAAGCAACTTAGGAACATCTACCAACCCAAACAACTCAGGAGCGGTCTGCTGGAGATACCTCGTTAGTCTGTCTTCGTGGTTTCCTCCGATGAAGATTCTTCTAGAGGCTCCGATTTCATCGAGTTCATCAAGTCCAAGATTACAGTCATTAATCTCGGCTTCAAAGTTGAATTCCCGTGAGGGGTCTTTGATGAATCTGCTGATCTTGTAGAAGTCACAGTGATCCCCTAGGTGAATGAGTACATCAGGCTTGAAGTCTTTCAACGCTGTTATAGCGAGGTTCCAGGCTTTCTTGTTGTGATACGGCCTGTGAACATCAGGAATGATTCCGAATCTAGTTAGTTCATCCATAGACGCTCTTATGCAATTTCCTAAGAGCCTCTTCGTTCACTGAGGTCTTCGGCCCTCTAGGAAGTTTTTCAAACCCGTGCCTCTTCCACCAGTACGCCAGAGTGCTTTTATGAGAACCCAAAGCTGATGCTGCTGCTTCAAGTGTCCCATATTCTCTGTGTGCTGCTTTCAAAAGATCAGGGTTTTGATACCAGGGTTTGTTCATGTAGTTCTCATTGGTCATTTTATCAGAGATAGTAGTCTTGTAGCGGTGGCTCGAACCATTTCCACTCCATATCCATAGAGGTCAAAAGCTGATCTGCTAAGTCGAAGAGGACTCCGTATTCCGGGTCTTCAAGGATGCGCTGGATCGTTTTCTTAGAAATACCAGACCTTTCGGCAAGAACTTTGGTATGCGAAATTTCAGTTGAAGATAAGAGCGGTCGAACCGATCCTGAAATATCATGACGGACGGTGTTATTACCATATAGCGGAAACGTCGGCCCGTAGTTTTTGACCCATTCGTGGTAGATAACTTTGAGGTATTTCGCAGGGATTTTTTCATTCAAACCATCTCAAATACTACCCTAGATTTATTTAGCTTTACATCGAGAGGTTCGTGCTTCGCTCCGAATCTGTTCTTGACTGTCCAAATCTGAGCATAATCAGAATGTTCATCCTCCCGATAGATACTGAGCAATACCGCCCCTTTTTGTTCAAAGACACCCGACTCTTTGAAATCGTGCATAGAAGGTTCTTTAGGGAATTGGGGGTCTGGACGCCGTAGTTGGGCCAAGGCCAATAGAGCCACGTTATTCGCGGGAGCCATTGAGAGAAGCTTCTTAACCTCTCTTTCAAGGTGCATCCTATCTTCGTATTGGAGTTCATGTAGGTGGTCGATTACTACTAAGTCGTATTCTTTGCTGCGAATGATTTGTTCAATCTCTGGTGCTGAAATATAAGACTCAGTTACTACAGCGTTGTGTTCTCTGATCCATTGCTTGCATTCTTCTTCGCTTCCGAACTGTCTTGCGAATCTTTCAAACAAATCTGCTGGAGTCATCTCAAGTGTTACGAAGGCTGCTTTTTTATCATACTCCAAGCAGTGCCTCCATAACTGTAGAGCTAGCGCCGTCTTGCCTCCACCAGGAGGGCCACCGAGCAACATCGCTCGACCCTTGGTGAGAGAGGGCATGAATCCATCGAAGAGGTTTGGTAGCGGCTCTCCGTTGTCTGTGGACTCAACTTGCTCAATCCAAGCTTCTGGCTCCAGCAGCGGGATATGAACCTCTGCCATGCAGGGATACTACTGCAGAGAAGTAAGGAAATTGTAAGGATTGTGTTAAGGATGCCCTGTCCGTCCTCAGTGTGTGTATAATCGTTAATGCAGAGGGGCAGATAGCAGAAGTGCTATTAACTCTGTTAGGGACTCCGGAAGGAGTCCCTTTCTTTGCAGGTACCAACATAAGCGGGGTAGGCGAAGCCTCTAGTTACATGAGCAATCCAAGCCCACCTATACAGCCTCTTAGACTGGGATGGGGTGAAACCCCAATACTTCTCCATCAGATACCTGTAAGCAAACAGAGACAAACACTCTGCTTCTCCCTCGTCGTTATCCATAAGGGCTGAATGGATGTATTCGTGATACAACGCTGCTGAATACATACCGAAATCAGAGTTCATCTTCCTGTCCCTCAGACTCCTACACATATCAGGGGAGAGGAATATCTCCCTCGTAGAGATATACGTATAAGCGATAGCAAATCCCAAGAAGGGGCCTGCATTCCATTCATCCTGAGATTCCACGCAATACACAGGCACAGGAGAAGGCATACGCTCCTGTAGATCAGGCGCAGGGGAAGCAGCGATGCTTAAAAAGCTAAAGATTATTGACAGGATCAAGGGGAGGGTTCTCCAAGTAATCAGCCATACGCCTTAGTCTATCCGGCGTGAGGTAATGGCGAAGGATGCTGTTACAACGAAAGCAAAGCAGACCTCGTATCCGCATAGTCTTATGATCGTGGTCGATACAAAGCCTCCTCTTAAGCGGCGGATTTCCACAAATAGCGCATTCCTCCGCGCCCTGGATCTCAACATAATCCTCATAATGCTTACGGTGTTGGTTTAATAAGTCCCGATGCTTTTGCCGCTTCAAGGAACTTCTGGATTTCCTCCCTGTTTTCTTCGTAGACTTCATCGTATGCTTTAGCCTCTTCGAAGTTTTCTTCATCGAGGTACTGCTTCACTCTATCAGCGAATTCTTTCTCCGCATACGGCCCCCAAGAAGCATCAGGAGTTCCTCCCTCTTTTTCAAGCTCTAAAACATACCAACCTGTAGATGGGATATGTAGAGCCTCTGAAGACTCATGTACTTGTCTGACTACATTCTCTGACAACACTTCTCTCCTAACGGGCAATACTTAGCTGCCCAGTCGTGCGTTACATTACCAGGCCAATCATCCTCTTCACCAAACATCTCGTAGTAAGACTCCATGACCTTATAGATCCTCGCTAAGTAAAGCATAAGCTCCATGTTGTCCACAGGAGCTACGCAGAACGGATGATCCCTGGAATCGGGGATGACAAGAGGATAGGAAGCGGAGTTAGTAATCACATGAAATTCCCCATGTGTTGGGTACTCCAACTGGTAGACATTCATCTGCAATTTCCATGCAGGCTGAATGCTGATCTTCCTGTTTACATACCCCGTTGTCTTGATGTCGATAACACCACGGTCTGTGACGATATCTACATATCCCAAGATAGGGATATCAATACCGGGAAGCTCGATTAGGATTTCCTTCTCAGTCTCTAGGACGTTCAGACTCGGAGCAACCCTCTTCATGTACATATCTACCGCTGTTCGCGCTCTCTTCTGGCAGTACGACTCAGGATACTTCCACTCAATTTCTCCATTCTCAGCCATAGCACGATCAACGGTTTCTTTGAAGTATTTTCCACGAGGCTCACCCTTAAGCTCCCTAGAAAGAGCAAGGTGAACAGCACTCCCAATGACAAGTGCAGAATTAGAAGGGCCACGACTTCCACGAATGTACTGTTCCTGAAACTGCCGAGGACAGCGAAGGAAGAGAGAGACTGAAGAAGCTGAGAGATGGTCAAGAGGAAGGGTCATTTTATCTTATTCACTGTGAAGGATTCTATTCCATTAAAAACGAGAATCTCACAAAGAGTCCCAAGAAGTCTTTCGGGGACTTTAAGTGATCTGGAATAACCCATCTCATTCCAAGTAATGCTAAACACTCAGATTCTCTCTTCAGAGAGGATGGTTCCATCCCATCCAGCAGGCAGAGCAAGCTGACCGTCATAAAACGTCTTCACTCTGTTAGTGCTGATACCTGCATCAAGCAACTCTTCTGCGGGAGTTCTTCCATTCCTCTTGCCTGCAGGAGCCATGTTCCCGAAGAAGTTCTGTACGACTACAACCAGATTGATGTCGTTATTCAAGGTGTCAATGAGACTGTCTGTAAACCAACCAGCCTGGAACGGTTCTAGCGTCCAGGCGACAGGCCCCTTTGGGAATACCTTCCGAAACTCTTTAAAGGTAGTCTCGACATAATCTGGGTTGTGATACTCGATGTCAAACATATACGGGATATACCCCGTAGATACAGAGCGGATATCGGAGACAGCAGAACTAACTAGTTGAATGGGATCAAAAATAGAGTCCCAGGAAGGATCACGGCAAAGCCTGTAACCAAATCCCTGGGACTCTACTCCCTGTTTGTAATCAAAATAAAGCTGTAGATCATTACGGATGTACTTCCCAGTTGAAAACTCAAGACGACGAGTAGGGAAATAGATGTCCGTAACTCCCTTGGCTCTAAATTTATCCCAAGGAGGCCACTTAGGCCCATATGGATTAGCTCTCCAGATTGCTTTCATATTAAGGGCCGGACGAGGACTCGAACCTCCTACTGAGCATATGAAACTCAGCGAACCCCTGGCTCTATCCGGCGTTGTAGATTATACCTTACTTTGTTGCGTTGAGAAGCGACTCTGCCTGAGTCTTAATCATTGACAGAGTGGCATCATCAAGCGGGTAAGCGAACTCCGCTCCTGAACCGACCAGCAACTCGACAGCGCGGCCATAGGCCCACTGTCGGGCGATCCGTTCATTCTCAGCAGGAGTGCGACCCCTAGAAGCAGTCTTACTGCCGCCATTACTGGACGGCCTGCCCTTAGGCTTCGCCTCACCAACACCATTAATCTGATTCAGATACGTGTTAGTGAACTTACCATTCTTAGACACGCTGATTACCGCCTCGACCGGGTTGCCCCGAGACTGAAACGCTTCCTTAGCGATGTCTTCATCCTTAGTGGATGCCTTACGTCCGTCTTCAAACGTAACCTCGCGCCAACCGTTGGCGTTAGGCCCTGAGACATCCTCTACTGTGATGGTTTCTGTATTCAAGTATTTACCTCCTTTCGATTTCCCCGTTGGAAAGGGTTAATAGTGACGCCTGCGAAGCGTCTAGTCAGTATACCCGATCTGAGAGAGTCTAAACCTTCTTAACAGAATCTTTACAATTCGGTCTGGTGAGTGTACCGCTCGATGACTTCATCGTAGCTTCCGGCAGGCTCCCTCGCAGGGACGGCTGTAGTGCCTCCTGGTTCGTCTGTAGCCCCGTAGCCCCTCCGGGTAGCCCGTGACCGGACTTCATCTACAGCGGCCTCACGGTCGCTCTTACGGATCGTGGCGGCATACCTAGCAGCTTCCTCAACGGACTTAGCAGCGTCACCAGTCTGCTCAAAAAAGTAATGAGCAGTTCTTTCAGCCAAGTCTTTATCAAACCCATCAGGAAACTCTTCCTTCCACTGATCTGAAAAACCATCGAACATCGAGTACATCTCTCTCTTGCCCTGATCCTGTGCTGCATTACGGACATACGGAGAAATAGTGGACATCCGATCATCCACTACAGCGCCCACTAGCGCAGCCAACTGACGCGGATCATTTAGATCAAACTGTCCCGGTTCGGGCATCTGAGGGTAATACTCTTCCTCAGGCTCAAATAGAGACTTAACCATATTGGTTAGCTCAATCTGATTCTGCTGAAGCTGTTTCCAGTCATCCTGAGAAAGTGCCCAGGTCGGTGTTTGTTCTACTTGTTCGGACTCTTCGCCCTCGTAGTTCTCATTCTCTTCGGCCATTGCCGAGACTATACCAGAAAAATCAGATAGTCACGATAGTCCCGATGATATTGCTGGTATTCAGGGTAGCCTTATTCTTAATCTCGGCTCCTACGCTTTTGATGGTCTGGATAGCTTCTGGCTTAGTCGTAGTAATAGGGAGGTCGATAGTTCTAGGAATCCTTCTAGTCGGATTTGAGTCGTCGTAATACTCCACCTGAAGACTCCAGGAATCAGTCCTCAGCTTGAAGTCCATAATTTCCCCGAACCATGCCACGCTCTTTTAATCTTAGGTTCTCTCCTTGGAGAGACTCTCCGCTCTGCGGAGTTCACGCTTATGGCGAGCTTTCTTAGCGCGGTTTCTCCCGTAGTCGAAATTCTTTCTTGATCTTCGCGGCATAATTCCTGCTTTCCTTAGTCCTAGGGTTATAAGTGTACTGCAAATACCCGTCAGAACCAGGAGGATATTCAGTAGGAATAGGGCCTACATCTTTCCTGTAATACTGCTCTTGAAGCCAAGGAAGAGTCTCGACTAGATTAGCCTGTTTCTCTTTCCACCATTCTTTAGCCATTTATCTCCTTAGAGTCCGGTTTTTGGTACTGGTCTAAAAAGCCACGGAGGGGTAGCGACACCAGCGTTAGCTGCTGTGCCCTCAGGGGAAGTGCCTGCGCCAAGTGTACCCGGAGTCGGCCCCATAGACCCAGGCTGTTGACCTACACCTGAATTAGTGGTTTCCATTCCTCCTGTAGGTTCACCCGGATTAGGCTGCTGCTGATTTTGTGCTGAGGCAAGATGCTCCTGACAATGCTGTTCCAACGCCTGCCAGATAGCTTCCGCTTCTGCATCGCCCTGGTCAGCGATAGCTCTCTGCTGCATCTGGAAGGAACGGTGGATTTCAACATGCGCCAAGTCATCGTCTTCCGGACTGACCGGAACACTCTGCTTGGAATGGAACATAACGATGTTCTCAAGCTCTGCTTTATGCTTGGAAACATTCGTAAGGCTTGCAGGAAGATCCTGCGCCTTTCCTGCGTTCAGAGAAGTGACGTACCAATCCAACGGAAGAGGCTGCCCCACTGAAGCTGCAGCATTCCAGATGTCATTAATCTTCTGCAATTCTGCCGCCTGAGAACGAGGCAATGCACCCTGATTAGGCACATCAACAACATACCGCTCAGGGATTTCGTTAGACGAGAAGATAAACGAGCGGAGAGCGCCGTCAGGGCCAGCGATATCCATGATCTTCTTCTTAGGCCAATTCCTCATTGATTCCATCGTGTCCCATGCTAACTCAGTAAACCCAAGACGGATATCCTGGGCAATCGGATCGAGCTTCAAAGCATCATTCTCTGAAAGCAAAGCCATAGCTGAATACGCTGAGACTCCCTGTGGGGGCTGTCCCAGGGTAATACTCTTCATTCCAAGAGCAGATTCAATACTGGATTCCTGCAGCTTGATGTCATCATTCATCCAGTTACCAGGCTGAAGCCCTGCAACTGTTTGGGGAAGCGGAGAGCCAGGGCGAACCTCAATGATTTCCATAGGCTCACCTGTCTTGGGACGCGCAATCGACTGTTCCTCAATATACGTCTTCGGCATATTCCTGTCGATGATGGTGTCGATCTGCGTAACACGCTTGTTCAGGATGATTTGCGGGCCAATACCTCCTTCGATAAAAGCTCTGCCAGGAAAGCGACCGGGGATAATTTGCCACCGAAAGTAGTGGACACCCGACCGGGGGCCTTTAGGGTGATCGCTGTATGGTAGTGACGGGATAACGTCAAGGAGGTTAGTCCTAGTGAACACGATAGTCCTGCCCTTTTTGTACTTACTCGTCGGCTTTTCATAAGCGGTGAAGACCATTGCCTTTCCCTTCATCCGGGTCTTCTGTTCCCCGGAGAAGCCTAGTCCTGAGGTAAGGCTACCTGCGCTTTCAAGAGGTTCCTCTTCAACCCCATCAGCCATTTTGCCATATCTCTTATGGATTTCACGGAGGTCGATAGCCTTCCCAACAATCTCCCAAGGCCAATCAAGAGGATCGTCAAGACCTACAGGCCAGAGGATATTCTCGATGCTTAGGACTTCCCAACAGACCTTCCCCTCGCGTAGCGTTCCAAAAGCAACTCGGTCTCCCTTTGCCTGTGCTTCTGCGACATACTTACGACCTTCCTCACCAGTAAGAGGTCTACCGTCTTTATAGGGGATGTCACCAAGGACTTCACCATACTTTCGGTCATAACGACACCTAATAGCTGCGGTTCCGTCGATAGCAAGGAGTCTGAGCAACGCAAGTTTTTTCCTGTCGCCGTCCCACTCATTGTCCCACCCCCACCCGAAAGCATCATTAAGCATTTGCGTAATCTGGTTAGCATTCTCGTCCATTGTGGCCGAAAGAAAGTTCGGCCTGTAGTCGTTGCTCCCAAGACGACCGACAGCAGCCTGGATATACTGCGCCAGTCTATCGGAGGTCTGCATCTTTGTTTTAACCCCTCCGATAGTTCTATAGCGGATCTCCAAAACACGGCCGTCTCGGGGCTGAATATCTACGTGTTGTTTACCAGCAGCAAATTTCCTGTTGATTTGAACCTGGGGAATAAACTCCCCTCTGTGCTTCTCAGATTCCTCAAGACGATCAAGCCAGGGCTGAAGGGTGTCTTTGACATCCAGAGTTTCATCCCCTACAGTGATCTTCTCAGGCTGAGGCACTTAATAGATTCTAGCTATTCCTCTTCCTTGCTGCCGCAATAGTGGAATTAAAGCCAGAAATCTTAGGAGTTCCTGCCCAGGTGAAGGTCAATATTCCTCTTTTCCTGTCCCATACAACCCTCTTTTCATCCTTTTCTCGATTGCAAAGAGCGCAACAAGGGACGAGATTGCGCTTGGTGTTGCGTCCTCTCGCGGCAGGGATAACATGATCGAACGTGCTCCACCCATTATTCTCAGAGAAATCAAGGGCCGCACCACAGTAGAAGCATTCTTCCCCCCATATAGCGATGACTGATTGTAAATCTTCTGATGTAACTTTTTCAAGTTTTCCACGGTTAAGGGCTTTAGCTCTCTTTGACCATATAGACATTTTGCTCATTTGAGAATTGCATCAAGAAATGTACTAGCAGCAATCTTACTTGTTCCACCCGTAGTAAACAGGCCGTAGTTGTCTTCGACGTTAGTACCACCTGAGTTATGGTCGATTACTGAGTAGACGTGAAAATCATCTACATACCCAAGGGCCTCAAACTCCCTAAAGATTGCAGAGATTTCGTCTGATTGCATCTGCTCAGTAATAGCTCCTGTGGTTGAACTCCCACACTCAGTTACCCAGATCTTCTTAGTGATGTTATTAATCCCCAGAGTGGATCTGATCCCAGGAAGAAACGTGTGCCTTCCCCACTCTCCGTAGGCATGAACCCCGTAGGCGTCAACGTAGTTATCCAGTCCTGCATTAAGGCATCCCTGGAGATACTGTTGGGCTGAAACCAACCCTCCTCCCTGAGAAAGACCTGATGCACAAAGAAAGATGCCCTTTTGTCTCAGGATTATCGAAGCTGCTGCTGCCTTAGTGACATAATCAGCATAATCCGGAGTAGTCTTCCAGCCATTGCTCCTGTTAACTTCGTTCCCTAGCTCTACCTTTTTAACTGAATAGTTATTAGCTAGGTAAGTAGCTTCATCTTTTACCTGCTGAAGAGTTTTAGTTCCCGTAATCATCAAGATTGGAAGAACATCAATTCCAAGAATCTTGCACTGGTCATAAAGCTTCTTAAATGATGTCCCTGAGCCTGACTGGAAGTCAAACCTAAGGACTTGAGGCTTTACAGAGAAAGCGATATCTGCATATCTTGAGAAGTCGCCTCCGTGGTACTGAACTACAAACTCAGGAGAACCTGCTGCCAGTCCCTTCTGTGGAACTACAGAGGGAATAGGGGCAGGAGGGGCAGGGTTAGAGAGGTTAATTGCTTCCTGTAGGAGCCTCTTTGCCTCTCCCCATTTGCCTGTGTCTGGTTGGCCTTTAGCGGCGTACTGCTTACCTGTGATTGTGGTCTGCATGAGGTTCTCCCATGCAAAGTTGATCTTGTCTCCGATTTCACTCATGTGTATTGCTGAAATCCTTCCTCAAGTCGCTCTTGCTCTTCAGTATCAAGCTCTACTTCTTCTGGGAGATTCTCTGGAGAAACGAAGCTAGAAGGGGCGTATTCCCTGTAACCCTTCATTACCATGATCCTGTCTGTTAGCTCAGAGATACGGGCCTCGTAAGCCTGTTCCCTGCGCCATTGTTTGTGATTACCCTTCTCTCGGCTTCTGACTTCCAGCACCAACAACCACGTTAGGGCTAGATTCAGAACGAGAGACAGCGCGGTCAACACTATCAAGATCAAAACCTCCTGTAACTGCGTCTACGAGATTCTGGAACCTCTGGCTCCATGACTGAACCTCGTCTTTAAGTTTATCGATTTCACCATCTTGATCCATCATCTTCTGAGCCATTTCCATAGTGTCCTGCTGGGTAGCAGACCCTACGAACCTAGCGATTTGCTCCGCGCAGATAGCGCAGATGTTGATATCTACGATTCCGACGATTTCATGCGCGTCTCTACGAACGATTACATCAGAGATACAGTCCACAAAGCCTCTCTCACAGACTGAGGCCATGCAGAGGATGCACCCTTCGTTTACGTTCTGCTTCCATACGAATTCAGCCATTACAGCACCTTACAGTACAAAATGGACAGTGAGGATCACAGCGCAAACTGCGGTTACGACGATAGCAATTTCAGTGATAACAGGACTCATTACTTATCCTTTTTGTCGGAGTCCTTAGCCTCTTCGTTGGCCCTGGCGACTTCCGCGTTACCACGGAGGTCTGGGCGACCAGCGGCGAGTGCCTCGGCCTCGTTGTCGGGACGATCCTTTGCAGCTTCCTTCGCTCGCTTCTCTTTCTCGTCAAGCGGGAGAACCTTATCAGCAGTAGAGAAACCCTTAAACCGGGCGTCATCGACCGGAGCAGGCTGACCCAAACCAACCTTACCAGCTTGCTCTTTCGAGGGGCTTACATTGTGGAGTTCCGGGTGCGGTGCAACGCCAAACTCCGGTGCGATGTCCCATTCCTGATCCCTAGTCGGATCGACATAATCTCCTGTAACACCAGTGACCTTATATGCCTGAAGGGCACGATCCTGAGCAGCGACGTTATCTTTATCCGGTACTGCGACCGGAAGAGTGCCACCACTCTTCTTCACCTTCTCGGCAGATTCATCCCTAGTGCTATCAACCTTCGATTCGGCCATGTGAATTAAGTTTAGAAGGGCGCTTAACCATACGGCTCACTTTCACGAAAAGTTGCCCACTGACGGGTAAGGATTCTTCCCCCTTGACCAAACTGCTGAAGTTGCTCTCTGGGATAGATCCTTGCTGTAGTGAGATATCTCAACGCTGCTACTGCGTGACCCCTTCTGGATTCCCAAAAAGGATCTACGATATCTCCCTCTTTAGCGTCAATAGGAGCCAATTTCAACTGTTTGATGGTATTTATACATTGAGTTGTGAAGAAGATTCTTGGACTCCCTAGCTGTCCAGCTTTCTCATGCCAGTCGGGGTAGAGAAGGCTCGGATCTGGTTTAAGGAGTTGACTAATACGTACTCTGCCTGCCCTTCGGTCATTATTTGCGGGAACGAGATACAGCCCGTTCTTTTGGAATTCACTGTGAACAGTGTCTCCTGCTCCGGTGATCCCAAAGCCTGTGCGAGCTTTAATGCTCGGATCGCAAACCGCAATAACAGGTTCACCCCATGCAAAAGAACGACGTGTAAGAACTGCCGAAGCGTGTTCATTAATTAGGCCCGGTGCGTAGTATTCGTCATAGACCAAAGTGTGCCCCTGCGGTGAGAGAGCCGAGGCAAGCCAGGCGGTCGGGTTGGTAACTCCAAAGTCCATAGCCTCCCAGCGTTTGTATTCATAGGGCACCTGGAAAGGCGGAACGACATGCACCCCTTCATTGAACTCAGGGTAAGCTGCGTTCTCGATTTCCTCCCAGGAACCGTCAATGAGACGCTTCTGGGTTGACTCTGGAAGTTCTTGAAGTGAACGGAGATAAGCTTTTTCATCAACGTGTTTGTTGTCATAGAAGTTAGCAGGAAAAAACACCCCTTTTCTATTTGGCCCATCTTCTACAAATCTTTCTTTGACCCAGTACGCACCAACCCCAACCGGGTTAGATGCACTTCTAACCCTAAGAGGGATAGGAGATCCTTCAAGACGACGCAATCTTGAGAACATAAAGAGATAGGCATCATCGTCTGGAAAGTCAGTAACCTCGTCCCACCCGATGAACTGTAATTCTGACGACTGATACCTCCACTTATCGTTAGGAGACGCGATATATCCAAAAGAGAGCTTAGCTCCACTCGGGAAGATGAAGGTATGCGTATCACGATCCCAGCGTACATCTTTATGAGGTTTCAGCCATTGGTGTGCTCTGTCCATCAGCGCCCCTGGCAGGGCAAGGTCGGCGTAGGTCTTCCGGAAGAGCATAGCAGCATACTCGGGGATGTCGGTATACTGGAGAGCAGCCTGCAGGAGCGCGTCTGACTTCCCTCCTGCAGCGGCTCCACCGTAGAACGCCTCTAGGCCGTCATACGCTAGGAAGGCCATTTGTTTGACTGTGGGCTTATTAGGGCAGTAAGGCGAGAGGCGTAACTTCACACAAAGGAGACTATCATGGCTTCAGCTAAGAAGTGGTGTAAATGCAACCTAGAAAATGTATGGATGTTTTACATCAGAGAAGACGGAGAAAGACCTTACTCTTGGATTGAGAGATGCCCTGTTTGCCAATCAGAGATTAAAAGTGATCCTAAGGCTATTCGTTAATACGCTCCGCCGCCACCCTGACCGCCTCCCTGAGTAGGAGGACGCATATGGTTACTCCTGAGGGATTCCAAACGGGAGAGGCATTGAGTGGCTGTGCTTCGCTTCTGAGGGTCTTGCTCCAAATCGAGGTATCCATGCAGAGCGGCAATAGCCCTGCTCAGGGCTGCTGTAGTTTCAGGGTTGGTTTGTCTCCCTGCGGAAAGTGCTGACATCAAATCCTGTGGCCCCATCTCTTAACAATTTTACATCCACCAACAGATGCCCCATCTGCGGTCGGTTTAAAACCGCCTATAAGAATAAATGTCATGGGTTTATTACTTCAGATGGGAACTACGTCTACTGCTCCAGAGAAGAGAATGCCGAGGGGCAGTCCCGCTTCCTGAATCCCTACGGGAAGATGCTCTACAGACATCCCCTACATAGCAGCATTGCTATATCCCCACCCGCATCTATTACTATGCCTCACCGTCCTGACAGCAACCCCCCTAAAGAGAGCCAGAGGAAGCGAAATTTTACAAAATCTTTACAAACAGACAAGGAGAACAGCCAAACAGCTAGTAAGATCCCTTGGGATGCAGAGGCGATGGAGAAAGAAGTGGATGCCGTTATTCGGCAGTATCAGGAACGCGGCTTTTGGCCGTATTCTTAGCGTTCTGCAAAAGCAGCATCGCTTCATCGATTTCATCAGGAGTGAAGTCATACTCCTTAATCTCCTTCGGCTTATTCAGCGTAAGTTCGGTCTTGTAGTTATCCCGGTATTCCGGCCTGTGCTTCTTAATAAGGAACATAAGCAGCAGATGACTTTTCTGATCCTCCCTGTCAAGGGCGCGTATTCTCAGTTCATCCTCAAGTATCTCGACAGACGACTCAATAGCGTCCTCCCATGCAGCCGCAAATTCAGGGTCATTCCTTCGGGTATGGTAAGCCGTTCGACGTGGCAGGGCCGCAATTTCACATGCCTTAGTTACAGAATGCCCTTTCCTAAGAGCCTCAATAAAACGATCTTTGTTAGCGGCCATAAAGATAGTTTAGGCAGTCCAAAGGACTGAATATGGCCCGTAATTCAAAAAAAGAAAAAGACCCCGACGAGGTCTTGGTTTACTGCCTACATTGTGGGCTTCGACAAAGAACTACTTACCACCAGCAATACATCGTCACTGGTTGTAAGAACTGTGGATATGTTTTTGCTGTAAGCGAACAGGCTGTGAGTTCTGCTGGAAGTCTGAAAAACTTGGTGCTATCCGAGTACCTGACCTGACTCCTCCGCCATAGCTATGCAAAAAAGAATCAATCTAACCCCGATACAGTCATATCCAGTCATAGTATCCATACCTATATATACCCCGTAGTGTAACTTTTGAAACCTCCCGCAAATAGCGACATTTTCGTTAATGGGGGAGGTTTAGGATCGTATAAAACCGGGTATCACGCGCGTGTACCCCGAAGGGGGCGACGGCCCAGGCGTCAGCCGAGCGAAATGGCGCGGAAAAGAGAAATTAAATAGAAAAAAGAAAATAGTTGAATCGTCTCGGCTCTTTTCTTGGCAAGCATATTATTGAGAGCTTGCAGAAATGGTGTACCTCCCCACCACAGAGAGACGAAGTGAGAGAGAGGGAAACTGTAGAGACAACTTCTCTCATTTTTCTACTAAAGCAAAAAGGAGAACAAGATGGAGCTTAACGCTTCAACAATCCAGGAAGATCTTCCTCCGATTCAAAAGGTGACTCTTTCAGCAGCGGAAGTGAAAGAGCATCATGAGAGAGGAAGTCACCACGACATATATCCGGGAGCTTGGCTTACGGATAGGTATTTCACGCCGAGGGTAGCTGAACCTCGGCGTTTTTCATGCCTGGATTCGGAAACCGAGGACTAAATGGATAAAGCAGAGTACATCGCTTTCTTGCAAGAGAGAGTGGAAAAAGATGCAGACCCGATGGTGCGCTCAAGCGCACTTAACTGTTTGCAAGGATTCTTTGTAGAAAATCCATTCGGTTATGCAATGCCACATGACGAGGAAGGAGTCAGTGTTCAGGAATTGAAAGAGGAAATCCTCTCTCTTAAAGAGGAAGTCGAAAAGCATTCAGAGATCCTGAATGTATTGAAAGGAGACTAATGGAAATCATCGACCGAAATGAGATGGGAAACGACAGGACTCTGTACTACACACAAGTAGCTGATGTAGTCATTTCCACTATTTCTTTGGATCTTCCTGAGCTTCGTGCGATGGATGAACTAATAAACATGGTGGAAGATATGCATGAGATTTCTCCAGAGGATTACAGAGCTTCTGGAGCGGATCTAAGAACTCCTGGTGATTGGGAGACGATGGTTTTCCTTTGTGATTCCGAGGGAAAAATCACAGACTTCTGTGAGTTGGATTTCGCTCGATATGAAACAGAGGAAGATGCTCATACGGGCCACGCGAAGATGACTGAGAAGTGGCTGAATCTGAAAGAAATGGAACAGGAGTTGAAATCATGACCGCTGACGATATCGTTGATCTTTTTGTGCGTCTGAATGAGGAAACGCTTCAAGCGAATCCGAATCCAGAGGATCAGGAGACTTATCCTAATCCTGCAGCATCTCTTGCAGCAACAGATGAAATGGCAGTTCTGGAAGCTGCAAGAAGGATTTTCAGGGCGAATGAAGCAGGTCTTTTGCAAGTAGCTCAGGAAAGCGGCCCGGAGATTCTTTTGATGTCCGTAATCGGGATGTCTTTTTCTGCGGGGCTAGTGATGGGCCGACAGGAAGCAGCGAAAGCGATGGAGGACTTCGGAAAGGAGCTTGAAGCGTAATGGAGTGGAATGATTGGCTGGACGGTGGAAAGAAGGACAAAAAGAATCCTCTTAACGAAGAATTCGGCATTGATCCTAATTCCCTGAATCAAGAGCAAGAAGATTCAGTAGACGAATTGGTGAATGCTGTTCCTATTCCTCCTGAATTCGAGGATGTAAAGCTCACCGACGAAGATCTGCAAGTAATGGTGGACAACGCAGGAAAGCTTAATTTCCTGAATAGAGCCATTCTTCAGGAGTGCATGAAAGGGGTTGGGCTAGGAGAGGCGGGATCGTATCTCGGGTATCTCGCAGCTTTCTGTTTCAATCTCGGAAAGAAAAGCCGTGAGACTTAAGAAATCTCAACAAGAGTATTTCACTCAGACAGTAATCAAAGAAGTTCTCTCTTGCTACGGGTATAAGAAGAGAGGATTTCTGTCTGAGGTTTCACAGTTGGCAATCGAGGGGATTGTCCTCACGATTAACGAATTCCTGAAGGAGGTTGCTCCTGCTATAGCTTCGTATCTTAAAGAAAACCTTGCCATTGATCTAGAAGACAGAAGGAGATAAAAATGCCTTTCACTGAATCAGATCGTGAAGCCCTGCGAGCAATGCGGGAAGAGTTGGAAGAGCAGTCTCGTGAAGAGGCTAGGCAGAAGAGTAATCTGAAGGGAAAGCAGATCGATCAAATCGAGTTGTGTTACAAGCAGTATGTCCCGCCGCAGATCGAGGTCACAAATGTCTGAAAAGACTCCAGAAGATTTCGAGGGACAGAATTACACGATCTATTGGTCAGGTGATAAAAATGCTGAATGCCTTGTAAGGATCGTGTCTGTTTCAGAAATTATGCCTGATTATTCTGAGTTTGAAAACAAGGGTTTTAATCTTTCTGATCTAAGCTTTCAAACTCTAAAGCCAGGAATCTCAGGATCAACCTCAAAAAAGTTGACTGTCTGGGGAGTAATTATTGAGTCATTTTCCGATGGTTGGAGTAAGTTCTCTGTAGATGGATTTCCTGTTGATTGGTGTCTAACTGCAGTAGAAATGGAGAGAGATCTCTCAGAGTTCATCGAGGTTTAAATGGGTTGGCAAACAGACAGAAAACTAGAGGATTACGAGGTTGGAGAATACATCTGGCTTACGGATCATCCAGATGCTCCGGATTGGGAACAAAAAGGACAAACACTAATTGTTACCCAAGTAGGAGGGGATTTCCGTCCTAAGAATCATAAAGATCCTCATTCAGCGGGAGAGCCAGTAGAAAATTACTGGGTTTGGGCTGCTCTTGCATCTGATCCAGAAGTAACGGTTAACGGTTATCAGTCTCACTGTTTTTACACAAGGGAGGATTTAGATAATATGTATCGCTGCAGTAATTGTGGCAAAGAGGGACATAACAGAAGGACTTGCCCTCAGATTGAAACTGAGCCGGTTGAGCTTTCTATCGAAGAGATTTCAGCAGTTGATGTAATCACTGTTGAGCTTACTGACAAAGCTAAGAAATCCCATTCACATTATCAAGACCGATTTGCTGGAGGAAAAGAGTGGGAAGTAAGCAGAACAACACATTCTTCTGTTTGTGTTTTTAGGGATAGAAAAAAGGGATCATCTGGTGGTGAATACAGCTTCGATAAAACGTACTTCCGGTATTTCTCAGTCAATAAGGAGGATTCAGAAAGTATGACTATTTGGGAGTTGACTAACGCAGTTCTGCCGCATTCTCGTTTGACTCTGCTTTTCGGGCCTCCTGGAACAGGGAAGACGACTGTTGCAAACTTCCACGGGAATCCGAACAAGGTTTGCAATATCACCTTGACAGAGGAAACTCCTGCAGCGGAATTGAGGGGACACTTTGTCCCTAAGGGTGGGGAATTCGTTTGGTTTGATGGGCCTGCTCTTACTGCATTCAAGAAGGGATATCGTCTCGTCTTGAATGAGATCGATAAGGCATCGGGTGATGCTCTGACGTTCTGCCATGCTCTTTTGGATGATCCGGGAATCGCGCGGATTACCCTTCCGTATGAAGAGGGCGGAGAGCCGGTTACTGTTTTTCCGCATTCTGACTTTCATGTAATTGCAACGATGAATGGTGAGCCGGATGACCTTCCGGATGCCTTGCGGGATCGTTTTGCAGTTCGTATTCATATCGACAAAGTCAATCCAGAGGCAGTAAAGGCTCTTCCTGCGGATCTTCATGCGATTGCGAAGAAGGGTATTTCTGGAGATTCTTCTAGGAGTGTTTCCATTCGCGGTTGGAATGCTTTCGCGGAGCTTCGTGAGAAGCTTGGTGATGAAAGAGCAGCGGCAACTGCGGTATTCGCTGATAGGGCTGAGACGATCTTGAACACAATCAAAATCTCTCGCGCTACGGGAGGAAAGGGAACAGCAAAAAAAGCATAGGAACCCTAATCTCATTCCAAGAATTTGAAGTAGGAATGAAAATTCGGATGTTCCGTCTTCCTGATGACGGAATTAGACCGGATAAAGAAGATTGGGGTTGTGTAGACGTAATAGAGAAAAGTTCTGAGAATCTCTGCATATGTGTGCCACAAGAAGATTCTTGGTGGGGATCTAGAGATCCTCTTAACTTCTATGAATATAACTTTAACGGAAAAAATGCAGCATTCAGAGCAGAACTAGCAGAAGAATGGGGAGAAGAAGAAACTGTAATAGCCGAAGCTCCATACAGAATCTTTGTCTCTAACAGACCAGATGGAGATAAAGAAGATGTCTGGTATGGAAGTGGAGAAAGTTCTACTAGAAAAGTAAGAGAATTCAAGACTCTCCATCTAGCTGAACAACAATGCAAGGATACAGGAAGATATCACGCAATTCCTCATTACACAATCTTCGATAAGAATGATGTCAAGATTGTGGTCTTCCAAAACACAGAAGAAATCTGGAGAGATGAAGAAGTTCTCATTGATCCTGACGAAGGAGCTTAGATGAAGTGGTGGCAAAGAGAAAGAGAATATTCCCGGCCTCTTCCGGAGATTCTTGACGGAGAGGATTGGGAAGTTCGGAATTCCAGGGATTTGCATACAGCGTATGTGGATCACGATAAAAGGGAATTCGTAGTTCCGTTTCTCTGGGGAAAGGGTGCAGAGCAGGTAAGAGCGCATACTGCGATGCACGTTAAGATTTCTCCAACTCCTAACGAAATCAAGAAGATTTCAACTGACGAGGAATTCGTAACAATTCAGGCGGTTGAGGATTACAGAGTTAATTCCGCTCTGAATGTTGTCGATATCGACACGAATCAAAAGAGGTATACAGACAGAGAGATCGAAAAAGCTTTCTCTGAGGTTCCTGATCTTTCCCATCCTCAAAGGCAGGCAGAAGCAATGATTGCTTTTCAGGGGACTGGAAACGAGCAGAAACTCAGAGAGATGATCCGGAAAGCAGACAAGACAGGAAAAGTTCTTCCAGTGGTTGAAGAAATCACTGAGAAGTTCTTCGCTGAAAGTAACAAGAATAAAGAAATCCCTGATTTCCAGACGACTCTCGATGCAGCTAAGACTTTGATCGAGAGATTGAAGGAAGAGATTCCGGGAATGCCACCGCCGCCGCAGGGCGGAGGGGGACAGGGTGAAGATACCCTAGGAAATTCTCAGAATCTAACCTCGCAATTCCAGTTGGGTGGTAATGACCAACACTTGGATGGGGTTATGACAGGGATCACTGACGAGGAAGCAAAAGAGGCTCGTGAAATGGGATTGATGTCCTCTTTCACTTACGACAAACACTACGGAGACCCAGGAACCCTGAAAATCGAAACCCCTAAGCTTGATAAGCAGATCAAATTCAAGCTGACTGCGTCTGTGAAAATGAATGCAGCAGACGAAGGGGTTATTCCAGTGGGATTGCATCGGTACGCGACTGATATGCGCATTTTCCGCAGGAAAGGAAAGCGCAGAGCAGGAGCGGCAATCCTCGTGGATGTTTCAGGGAGCATGGGGTTGTCCTATGAAGATGTAAAAGCAATTATCCACCAGTGCCCCGCTGCAGTAATAGCGTTGTATTCCTCTCCAGGAGGGAATTACGGATATCTGCGGGTAATCGCAGAGGAAAAGCGATTCTCTGCTGATCTGAATAAAGGAATGGGTCACGCTAATGTAGTTGACGTTCCCGCGTTGGAGTGGCTTGCACAAAGAAAGGAAGGGAAGAAGCTTTGGATTTCAGATGGGCTTCTTACTTGTCAAAACGAAAGCACTCCTAACGCAGAAGCAATTCATCGTGCTATGAAGGCGATTCGGAAGGGTAGAATCGAGCGCGTGGGGGATGTCAAAGACCTAATCAAGAGCGGGAGACTAATCGACAGAGCTTTCGATGACGGTCATCAGTTGACTGATATCAAGGCTGGAAAGCGCATGCGATGACCGTTAAAAATGGAGTTTGTCTTAACTGTGGATATATGGTCTTAAATTCAGAGAAAGAGTGTTCCAAATGTGGTGCTCTTTCCAAGTCTCAAATCGAAGATATCAAAGCCGGAAAGAAGATGCGGTGAGAATCTTCTTTTACATCCGACTGATTATCCTAACAATCCTGGTGGGGATTCCGTTGTTAATTAATCAGTTGATTACAGGGAAGCAAGAGGGAAGACTGATGGACTTCTACTGCAAAATATTAGGGGAGGATTAATGCCTAATTACAGTGACGGGTATTCTCCGTTTGTAGCAGCAGCAGCAATTGCAGGAACGCTGAACGATCCAGAAACTAGTCGAGCACAGAAGATGACTATTCTGATCGGGATGCGGGACACAATTGTGATTGCAGCTACGGCGTTAGCTCTTCACGCTTCTACGGAGGATAAAGAGAATAATCCTACGTTTCCTGATTTCGAGGAAGGTAGGACTCCTGCAGGAATCCTGGAAGAATTGGTTTCCGAATGGCATTCTCAAGTCGGAGATGAACTCTGGGAGGAACAGATCGATGAATTCCTTGAGATGGAAGGGAATCATCTATCGGAGAAATTCTCTGAGGAAATGAAGGATCTTCCGACGATTGAGGATTCAGAAAGGAATACAACAATTAAGGAGGATGACAGTGTTCCGCCGGAAGCAGCTTAAAGAAGAGACAAAGCAGGAGAATCCGAAGGATTCAGAGGGGCAGAAGCCAGAGCCTCTGACTGACAAGGAATACATGATGCTTGATGCTTATATGGCATTCGGCAGGGAGGTAGCTAACACAGTGCCTCAGTTGCACGACGAAGTAAAGGAGATTTGTAGGAAGCTTTACGATAAGTATTACGCAGACAAAAGGGATCTTCCTGAGGCGAAGGTTATTAACCTCGGGGAAAAAGGCAGTGCAGGAATGGGAGCGGTAGACACCTTCACTGGGGGAAGACTGAAAGGCCCTTGGAAGAGGCCGTTTTAATGACTGTCGAAGAAACAGTTCAGAAGAACAGAATCTACGAGGCATATGCAACACTGGCAGTAGAAATCGGAGAGACCCTGGGGCTGCTACATGCAGCCCTGGGGAGAGATAAAGAAGATCCTCTTTCTCAATTCATTCATGGTGAATGGAGAGAGGATACGAAAGCAGAAATCAGAGAGGCTTATCTTCGCGGATACAAGGAGGGTGAAGAAGAATGTGGCTTGCCTTCTGGTTAGTGATTTCGATTGGGCCTTATCTATATACAGCTTGGAGAATTTCAGGTGAAATTGCTTGGAAAGATCTTCCTACTGAAAGAGAGATTCATAGATATTCTTATCGAACGAGAACAGTAACTACACCCGAAGGATCTGATTGGGTTGAAGGAATTGCTGCAGGTGTTTTTGGCGGATTAGCTTGGCCAATTCTCCTTCCACTGCTGATTTATAAGACATTCAATTCCAATAATTCAATGGGATATATTCCAAGAAATCATAAGATTCGTATGCAGGAAGAAAAGATCAAGGAACTAGAGCGAGAGGTAGGGATTAGGTAAATATGTATAAGGGATACACAAAGACAGAGCTTAAGAAGCTGAAGGCTTCTGAAATCTTGCAGGGAGCTATTGAGGATATCCAGGGGGGATACTGGGTATGTAACGAGCTTCAGCAGGTGAAATGTGATGCACCGAATCACAAGATGATGGGGTGTGCAGTAGGACTAGTCTCATTGAATGCAGGTGATACAGAAAAGGTAAAGATTGAAGCTTCAAACTATGCTTACCTTTTCGAGGATGAATGGGATGGAGAAATCGAAAACACTAACATCGAAGTAGAAAAACTTCGTTCAGACAACGTCTCTGCTTCTTGTAGCTTAGTAGGGGTATCTAAAGAGATCCTTGACAGTTATGTAGAAGTAGCTGTGTATACAGGTAAGAAATCTCCTACAGGGGCTAAGAGGGCTATCGAGTGTCTGTATTACTCAATCCCAGATAAGTTTCGAGAAGAAATGAAAAACCGCCACTGGAATGATGGAGTTCCGCTTAATGAAATGAGGAATTCCGTCGTTGAATACAACGACTCTCCGTTGACTCCTAAACAAGCAGAAAAGTGGTTCAAGCAGGCTCAAGAACTAGCCGTAAAGAAAGGGTGGTAAGAATGAAAGCTCTTACTGCGATTGCAGTTCTGTTTCTAGCATCATCATTTTTTGTTTCGGGTTGTGGCCCTTCAGATGCAGATGTAGCAGCGCATAACTTATCTGTAGCTGCAGAGCAGTTTGAAATCCCGAGACATATCGTAGGGATTAATGGCATCACTGATAAGTACCTCTTTGAGGTAGTCGGATACTGCTCTGTTGAAACTACTGATTCAGGTTTAGGCGGAGCATTGGAGGTTACTTGTAAGGTCATCGATGAAGGGAAAGCGAAATATAAGAAGATCTTTATGGGTCTTTCGGATAACGTCTCTTTTGTAGTCGAGCAACTGAAACCCACTCAAGTTTCAACTACTAGGTATCGGGTGATCTTTAAGCCTGAGACTCTAATCCCGAACTTTGACAGGCCGTAAAGGAGATAGAAATGAATTGGCGTTCTTTTTCATCTGTGATAGCAGGCTTGCTGATGTTTGTATTCGGGGAGCTTGCCCTGAATATAAATGCATGGCTTTTTCTGGGAATTGTTCTTCCGGTTTGGTTTGTCTATAGCTGGCTGATTGATAAGTATGTCGAATACAGACATTTCCAGACTTATGGCCGAAGAAACCAGAACACTAATCTGTAAATTCACAGATGGATCGGTAAAGAGAGTTACTTTCCCTGCGAACTGGACTGTGACTTTCTCGACCTTCATCCCGAAGATGAATGAGAGAGGGTTTACTCATGGACAGCCCTCTCTTAGAATCTATGGCCCTAGGAAGGTACAAATGGGATGCCTAGTAGGAGTTGATTCATTCAGGGATGAACAGATTGAGATCGAAAGTCTGAATAAGTCGGAGTTGGAGGACTTGTATTGGGTTCCTCAGATGGAACTCGATCTAGCTCCGGTGATAGAGAAGGGAGAGGTTAAACGAAGAAGAAATAAGATTCCTAAATCTCCTGCAACAGTTGCCGCAGCTATGGATGAAACAAGAAAGCTTCTTAATATGGAGCCTGATTCGGAGGATATTCCGTTCTAATGAAGAATCCATTTAGTCTCTGTCGAGTTTGTAGGTTTCCAAGATTCTTGCATTTTCTTTGTGATTATCCATTTGAAGAAAGGCGGGCTGCTATCCGAGCAAAAAGTCAAATCCAACTATGATTCAGAAAGTTACATAGATCATCTGGTCATATAACACGTTGGAAGCCATGCAAGTAAGTGTAGCAAGAAAAATTTCTGGCAGAAACGCCATAGAATAGGTTTAGGAGGTTTAGACCGTGCCGAATTCGGGAATGATGACCTTGCGTCATCGAAATAGCCCGTCAGCCGGAAGCCTCAAATATGCGCTTCCGCCGGGCGAATCAGGAAGAAACTTCCAGGGGATCGGGGGAGCCGACACCCGGAGGGAATTCCAAAGAAAGGAAAGGGCCGAGTAAATGCCAGTCAAGAAAGGGAAGAAAATGAAACTCAGCAATTCAGTGATGCCAGTCTCGCAGCAAGGCCGGAAGGCTATTCCGTGTGACGCGGAGGCCGTCGAATCCCTGGTGACTTCTCTGCGGGAAGCGCCGTTGGCGGAAGTGGACGGGGAATTCCGGCCGCAGGCTTACGGGCCAACGGATCGGACTTTCGCGACCGCAAGCCGCGCGCAGGGAGAGGGACGCCGGTACGCCAAGGCCGTAGCGAAGACTCTCGGCACTACGCCGAAGGTCAATGTCTACGACAATGGCAAGGGCGAGAAGCTGGACGAGGCCGGTCGCGTGACGAAAGCGAACAAAGACACGCGCTACCTCTGGAGGCTTTACCTCCCGGTCAGCAAGGTCGAAGATCAGGAGAACGCCGAACAGGCCGCGTAAGCGGTAGCTAGAATCTCCTGCCGCATTGCGGCGCGGCAGGGGGTTGTAGCTATCGACTGGCGATAGCGGAACGAGGGAGGAAAGAGTGGAAGACAAGGCGCATACGGTTAACACTCCGCGCGGGGAATTTATGCGGGAGGAAAGGAAGAAGGAATACCGCCGAGCGATTCTCGCTGATTACCAGGGAGTCGCTAGCTACGAAAAGAAGTCTGATTTTGAAACACTCCTGGGTTACTGGGTTGCAGACTCCGGAGAGATTTGGGTTTCGGATTCAACGGCGCTGCAGGGGAGGCACTTCTAATGACGCTTGAAGAATTCAGGGAGAGATACTCCCGTCTAGACGAAGCGAATATGTTGCGAGCGTGGAGCGCGTCTTTGGCAATCGTTCCTCAGATGTTGGAAGACTTTCTAGAGGAATACTGCCGATTTAACAGCCCTACTGCTGTAACCCCTGTATCCCCCTCCGCATTCAAGATTATAGAAACAGGGGAGAGGGAGCAGCAAGTGGGAAAGTTCAACTTCAATGATCGGCCGATATTCCCTAGCGATAATGACCCAG